TCGCATATCAAAAGCTTACCTTGATGCTGGCCTTGATAGGTTGTTCGATTATTCCTCCAAAGAGCTCTTCACAAAGATAGAAGCGTTGGTCAAGAACCACAACACTGTAGCCGGTCGCCTGATCTTCAAAGGGACCGATTTATACAACATGTTGTCTGGACCAATGTTTATGGAGCTCATGCGGAGGTTTCTCCTCACTGAGAACAACCTTGACACGGTCAAATTCAAGGTAGCTTACAAGCAACAAACTCCCGAGATTGTCTCTCATTTGAGCAGCATTCGTGCTGCTTCCTTCATCGAGGCCGACTTTTCCGCTAATGATAAAAGTCAGGTCCGCGATGTTCAAAATCTCGAGATTGAGTTTATGCGCCGCCTTGGTTGCCCTGCTTGGTTCCTTCGCCTCCACCGCCGAAGTAACAAGTTCGCCGTGTATTCCACCAAATACGGACTTATGTCGCATATTTCGTATCAACTCCCGTCAGGTTGCACTGACGGGACTTTTAGGAACACATTTTGGAACTTGTGTATCTTCAATGGATGGTGTGAGGCGAGGGGTTTGACCTCAACTCGTGCCTGTTTCTTGGGTGACGACATGCTCGCCGCCCTTCCTCGTAGGCCTCGTTGTGCTGCTCGGACTTACACCACGTACGCCGCTAGAGCGTGCATGGAAGCTAAAGTCACTTCATTCCGATCGCTCCGGCAAGGTCATTTCTTGTCGAAGCACTTCTACCCTGTACCAGGTGTTGAAGAGGGTCACGTGATGCTTCCTTTTCTCGGTAAAGTCCTTGCTAAGTTTAATTCCCGACCTAATGCCAATGATGCCGTCTCTGACGACCTCTACATGGCCGGGAAGGCTTTGTCACACGCCTACGAATTTCGTTACTGTCACTTGCTTGCCAATTGTTTCATCGAACGTGCCAACGTCCATTTGGCCGTTACGGATGGCGCTTACTCACTTGAAGGCGTCTCCTATCACGTTCGTATGTTGTCTCAATATCGTCACGGGATCACTGATCTTTTGACGTCATTGTCGTGGCCTGACTTGGTCAGTCGCGACGATCTCGACGACTTTTGGCAACGCAATTGGGATTTGACCTTTGGCGAGGTCTTCCCCAGTTTCAG